GAGGTTTCTTTTGGAAAAGAATTTGGAAAAAAGGGAAATGATTACCTGATTATTTTTTGTAAAGTAAGAAAAAAAGATGAGAAAAATTTCCTAAAGGCATTAGATGAATTGGAGAAAAAAATGTTGCTAATGGGGCATCATGACTACCCTACTTTTTGTGAGAAGCTGAAACTTCAGATGCCGGGAGAGAAGGTGTAGAGAATATGATTTTAATTGTTGCGGTAGATGACAGGAATGGCATGACATTTAATCATCGGAGACAGAGTCAAGATAAACGATTGAGGGAACGGATACTTTCCATGACAAAAAATGGAAAGCTGTGGATGAATGCGTATTCGCATAAACAATTTGTGGATTTTGAAGCTACAGAACAGATTCAGGAAGCAGAGGACTTTTTGGCGAAAGCAGGAGAAAAGGATTACTGCTTCGTTGAAAATTTGGAGATTGAGAATTTCCGTGATAAGATTGAAAAAATAATATTGTGTAAATGGAATCGCAAGTATCCGGGAGATTTCTTCTTTACTATTGATGTGAATGATGGAAATTGGAAACTAATAGATGTGGAAGAATTTTCAGGAAGCTCTCATGAGAAAATAACGTTGGAGGTATATGAGCATGAATAAGTGGAAAAAAAGATGGATTCCGATTTTTATGGCTTTGATGCTGATGCTTAGTGGATGTGGTGCAGATGTTCAGGAAGAATCACAGCCATCGAAAGATCAGACAGTTACGGAGCAACAACAGGAAACTGTGGAACAAGAAGATTGGGAAATTATAGATGAAAGCGAACCGACAATAAATATGGGTGAAATACCGGAGTATTCTGGAGAAGCCTATGTCACGATTGCAAATAATATTCCGAACTTTACAGATTCAGAATTAAAAACGGAATCATTTGAAACATATAGTGATTTGGATTCGATGGGAAGATGCGGTATAGCCTATGCCAATATCGGTCAGGATTTAATGCCAACAGAAGACAGAGGTTCTATCGGGCAGGTCAAACCTTCTGGATGGCATACTGTAAAATATGATTGTGTAGATGGAAAATATCTTTATAACCGCTGTCATTTGATTGGATTTCAATTAACTGCCGAGAATGCAAACACAAAGAACCTGATTACAGGAACCAGATATTTAAACGTGGAGGGGATGCTGCCATTTGAAAATATGGTGGCAGATTACATAAAAGAAACTGGAAACCATGTGTTATATCGGGTAACACCAATTTATGAAGGGGATAATCTGATAGCGAGCGGTGTACAGATGGAAGCTAAGTCCGTGGAAGATAACGGGGAAGGAATTCTTTTTAATGTGTATTGCTACAATGTACAACCGGGTATTTCTATTGATTACGCTACAGGGGAAAGTCAGCTTTCCAATGATGATGGTTTTTCAGAAGGAAGTACGGAAGGGAATATCGAAGCGGGAAATGAACAGACAACAGAATCTTCGTATGTGCTGAATACCAATACAAAGAAATTTCATCTACCAAGCTGTTCCAGTTTAAATCAAATGAACGAAAGTAATAAAGGAGAATTTACGGGTACTAGAGATGAATTAATCCAACAGGGATATGAACCTTGCAAAAGGTGTAACCCGTAAAGAAAAAAGATTATGAATCAAGAAATGGTTAAAAGAATACTTTTGGAGCAAATACGGAAATATTTAGATGGAGAAATTACAAAAGAGGAATATGAAGCTATAACGGAACCTTTTTATTCTCAGTATTGCCATTTGATTGCGGAGACTTCTTTCTATAAGGTGTTTTCTGAAGCAATTCCTGACTGCTGCATTATAAATGTGGATGAACCGGGAAATGAGATAGAAAAGGAACGAGATTTTTGTAAGATATTGACAGAAACCTATATTTGTTTGCAAGAAGTGATATGATGGGAAAATCCCCCGTGCTGTATGCGCATGGCTGCAAAGCTACACGGGTGGACAGATGGCGTAACCTGTAACCATGCACGGGCGATTGTAAAGAGGGGATCATTCCCCTCCGCCATATTAGAATAGAAAACAGTATTAATTTGGTAGACTGAAAGTAGACTAAGAGTAGACTGACATTACATTTCTTTTGTGTTATTCTTAAGATGCGGAAAAAAGAAACGGGACTGAAAGCATTTGCTTTTGGTCTTTTTTTCTGTCGGAGCGTGGCTTTCCATCCTTTCCCACGCTGCGTACATAAAGGAAAGGGGAAATCAGTATGCCGAGAAAGCCAATGAAACCATGCTGTCATCCCGGCTGTCCGAAATTGACAGAGGGAAGATATTGTGAAGAACATGAAGCGTTACACCGTGGAGAACGGGAGAGTGCGGCGGGACGTGGTTACAACAGTAAGTGGCAGCGGGCGAGGAAAAGATTCTTAAAGGAGCATCCGCTGTGTTGTAAATGCGAGAAAGAAGGAAAATATGTAAGAGCAACGATTGTGGATCATATTAAACCGCATCGTGGTGATCCAATCCTCTTTTGGAATGAAGAGAATTGGCAGCCTTTATGCAAACATCACCATGATGTAAAAACCATGACGGAAGATCGGTATCAGGAATATCGATATTGATTGGAAATACCAGACAAAGGTGGGGGGATTAAATCTCTACAAATTTGTTGAACATTGACCGCCGCCCCCTCAAACGTGAATTTTCGCAGAATTAAACAGGGGGGATAGGAAAAGAGGATAAGAGTTTTCGCAGAATGTGTTGTAAAACAAGCAGTTGTTCGCAAAATGGGTATGAGTATTTTGTTAAAAAGTTAGGAAAAATAGGAATTATAAGGGTCAAAATGCAGTAAAAATGGCTGCGTTTTGACCTGTTTTTATGTCTGGAAACAGGAAGGATGGTGAGAGGCATGACAGAATTACAAGCCGAACAGATTAGGAAAATGCGGACGCAGGGAGTTGGCTATCGTGCCATCGCTTCCGTGGTAGGGCTGTCCCGTGACATTGTGAGGAACTATTGTCGGTCGCATGGTATGGATGGATATGCTTCTGCGCTTACAAAAAACATTCAGGAACAGATGATGTTAGGAAAGGCGTGTTTGTATTGTGGAGCAGAACTGATACAACCATCTACAGGCAGACCAAAGAAGTTTTGCTCAGATAAGTGCAGACGGGAATGGTGGAAAGCACACCCAGAAAAACTGCATCGGAAAGACACGGCAATTTATACCATGACCTGTGCGAGATGCGGAAAAGAATTTACGAGTTATGGAAATAAGAATAGAAAGTATTGTAGTCATGACTGTTATATAAAAGCACGATTTTGGGAGGGATTGGAAGATGGAGTTCAGAAAGCTGCGGATTAAGGATTTGATTCCGGCATCCTATAATCCGAGAAAAAAACTCAAGCCGGAAGATAAGGAATTTGAAAAAATAAAAAACAGTATTACGGAGTTCGGATATGTTGAGCCGATTATTGTGAATTCAGATATGACGATTATCGGTGGACACCAGAGAGCCACGGTTCTTCAAACATTAGGGTATGATGAAATTGATTGTATTGTCATTGAAATTGATAAAACAAAAGAGAAAGCGCTGAATATTGCCCTGAATAAAATTACAGGAGAATGGAATCAAGAACTATTGGCGGACTTGATTGAAGATTTGCAAAAATCAGACTTTGATGTTGGTTTTACCGGATTTGAGCCACCGGAAATTGAGCAGTTATTTAATAAGGTTCATGATAAAAAAATCAAAGAAGATGATTTTGATGTGGATGCTGAGTTGAAGAAACCCGCCATGACAAAGCAGGGAGATGTGTGGATGCTTGGAATGCACCGACTGGCGTGTGGGGATTCCACTTTACCTGAGACTTATGAAAAACTTATGGAAGGAAAGAAAGCCAATCTTGTAGTAACTGATCCGCCATATAATGTAAATTATGAAGGCAGTGCGGGGAAAATCCAAAATGATAATTTGGAAGATGATAAATTTTATAATTTTCTGTTTGCCGCATTCGTGAATATGGAACAGAACATGGAACGTGATGCTTCCATTTATGTGTTCCATGCGGATACCGAGGGATTAAACTTTCGCAGGGCGTTTAAAGCAGCAGGATTTTATCTTTCCGGTACATGCATTTGGAAAAAGCAGTCATTGGTTTTAGGAAGAAGTCCTTATCAATGGCAGCATGAGCCGATTTTATTTGGATGGAAGTTGGGTGGAAAGCATATGTGGTATTCAGACAGAAAGCAGTCCACCATATGGGAATATGACCGTCCGAAGAAAAATGATATGCATCCGACTATGAAACCTGTGGAACTGGTGGCATATCCAATCCGTAACTCCAGTATGAGTAATTGCATTGTCTTAGATCCATTTGGTGGAAGCGGTTCTACGATGATTGCCTGTGAACAGACAGGGCGTATTTGCAGGACGATAGAACTGGATGAAAAATATGCGGATGTGATAGTACATCGTTATATGGAATTTGTGGGAAGTGCAGAAGACGTATATGTAATACGGGATGGGAAGAAAATAAAATATTCAGAGCTAATGAAGGAAGGTGACACGCATGACGCAGTTGACCTTCCTTGATTTATGCTCAGGCATTGGAGGATTCCGTTTAGGTTTGGAATCTGCCGGCCATAAGTGTGTGGGATATTGTGAATATGATAAATTTGCAAGGGCTTCATACGAAGCAATGTATGATACGGAAGGAGAGTGGAAAGCGGATGATGTTACAAAACTTAAACCATCCGATGTGCCAAGAGCAGACATCTGGTGCTTTGGATTCCCCTGTCAGGATATTTCAGTCGCAGGAAAGCAGCGGGGACTGGTCGGAAAAAGAAGTGGAATATATTTTAACATTATTGACCTCCTCAAAGGCAAAGAAGAAAGTGATAAGCCCACATACCTTTTTGTTGAAAACGTTAAGAACCTGCTATCAATTAATGCAGGATTCGATTTTGCCACGGTTTTGTCTGAAATGGGAGAAGCAGGGTATGACTGTCGCTGGCAGGTGCTTAACTCAAAAGACTACGGAGTTCCACAAAACAGAGAGCGCGTGTTCATTATTGCAAATCTTAGAAGCCGAGGTAGACGAGAAATATTATCTCTCAGAGGAAAAAACAAAACAGCTCTTAACCAGATTATAGGCGGAATGCAGGGATACAGAGTGTATGATTCTCAGGGAGTTTCAGCTACATTGATTGGAAATGCAGGGGGAATGGGAGCGAAGACAGGACTTTATTTTATAGATCAAAGCAAAGTTGCACCGAAGATTACGGATACTGCAAGATGCCTGACCGCAAGATACACAGCGGGAATGGTAAATCATACGGCAATGAATTCTGCGGTTATGGAAGTGCATCCTGTTTTGACACCGGAGCGGATGGAAAAACGCCAGAATGGAAGACGAATGAAAGAAGATGGAGAGTCAATGTTCACGCTGACCTCCCAAGATCGCCACGGTGTGTATTTTTGTGAGAAACCCGTTAAATCCGTGAAAGTGAAAAACGCAACAAAAACTGGATACGAAGAAGCACATCTGGGAGATGGAATTGTACTTGCGTATCCGAATAGCGATACCCGCCGTGGAAGAGTCGGAAAAGGATGTTCACAGACATTAGATACCGGATGTCAGATGGGGACATTGATGAGGTGTGGAAGAATTCGGAGATTGACACCAAAAGAATGCTTTCGATTGCAGGGATTTCCAGATGAATTATACGAGCGCGCTGCTTCCGTGAATTCTGATTCACAGTTGTATAAGCAGGCGGGAAATGCCGTAACAGCGACAGTTGCGTATGCATTGGCGATGTGCCTTCCTGAAAGTCAGAAAGATGGTTAAAATGCTTGACTTTATGGGCGTTTAGAGTGATGTATGTAGTACCAAAAAAGAAGGGAGACTGCATACATGAGAATTGAAACGATATGTGAAAACAGAAAAGAATTGGTAAAAGCGATGGTAGAAATATTGGGAGAACCTTCAAAATATTTAGGACCGCCAAGTTTTGGATACCGGATAGGGGGTGCAATTGTGGATCGCGATGGAAACATTGAAACAGAGGATGGTGAAATGCTTCAGAAAGAACTGCAGCGAAGGGGATTCATTGAAAATAATCAGGAAGGATTAAATTTACAGATTCCGATAGAAGGTCATACCGCTGAGAGCATACGAAATCTTATTTTTATGATTCATAGTAAACAGTATCTTTTGAAGCGGGCTGTCGGTATGGAAGTACTGCATATGAGTGAGCGTCTGATTGAGAGATTATCAGAAGAAAAAGATGCGGATATGAACAGGGTAATGGAGATTTTTGCAGAAGAAAAAGTACATTGCTTTGGATTGGATTTTGCGGCTGATAAAATTGTTTTTAACGGATTTCCGATGGAAGCAGAAAGTACAATTTCTTTTGCGGAATTGACCTGCATGATGGCAGAACGTGCAAAAGAGATGAAGTGGATTAATCCTGTGGAGACAATTGAGGCAAATGAAAAATATTATATGCGCATCTGGTTGATTCGTCTAGGACTTGGAGGAAAAGGCGGAAAGAAAACAAGGGATCTCTTTTTGAAGAATCTGAAAGGGAACACGGCTTTTCGGACGGAAGAAGAAAAGGAACGTGCAAAAGAGCGCAATCGGCAGAGAGCCGCTGAACGGAAAGTAACACAGGAATAGTTTTCTGTAAAATACACAATTTCTTTTCCGAATTTTTGTGTACATTATTGTTTGAAATGACTGGATAATATGTGCTTTTAGAGTGATATATAGACTACGAAAAAAACACATAGGAGGCGCAACAAAATGAAAACACAGAAGTTCGGGATTGAAATTGAATTAACCGGAATCACCAGAAAAAAAGCAGCGGATGTTATCGCAGAATATTTCGGAACAGAGAAATTTTATATCGGGACGTATTATCAAACTTACGGGGCAAAAGACCGTAAAGGAAGAACGTGGAAAGCAACATTTGACTCCAGTATTATTGCACAGAGAAAAAAGGGTGGAAGAAGGGAGCCTGCCTCGGAAGAATATAAATGTGAAATTGTTAGTCCGATTTTAGAATATGAAGACTTGGAAGATTTGCAGGAAATTGTTCGTCAGCTTCGGCATAAGGGGGCATTCGCAAGTGACCAATGCGGCATTCATATCCACGTGGATGCAAGCAGATATACACCTCAGACTTTACGCAATCTGGTAAATATCATTGCCAGCAAAGAGGACATTTTATATAAAGCTTTACAAATTGATCCGGCTAGGCTTCGATGGTGTAAAAAGACAAATGAACAGTTGATTCAAACGATTAATAAAAGAAAACCCAAAACGATGGAAGAATTAAAAGACATATGGTATGAGGGGAGTCATAGAAGAAGGACAGACCATTACAACGATACCAGATACCACGGTTTAAATCTTCATGCGACTTTCACGAAAGGAACGGTAGAGTTCCGATTGTTTAACAGCACGACGCATGCAGGGGAAATTAAAGCCTACATACAATTCTGCCTTGCAGTCAGCCATCAGGCATTGACGCAAAAAAAAGCGAGTGCCAGAAGAACAGTTACAGACAATGAAAAATACGCATTCCGGTGTTGGATGCTCCGGTTGGGATTAAACGGGGATGAATTCAAAACCTGCAGGCTTCATTTTCTGAAACATTTGGAAGGAAATTCGGCATGGAGACATGCTGCTTGAAGGGAATAGGCACAGCCCCACCAATGGCGGTCGAGAGACCGTCTTGAGGTGGTAGGAGGGAGACCTCACTATCAACAGAGAAAGGATGAAGCAAATATGAAGAAGTTGTATATTGCCTATGGCAGTAACATGGATGAGGAGCAGATGGCATTCCGATGCCCGACTGCAACTTTAGTGGGAACAGCAATCGTGGAAGGATATGAGTTAATGTTCAAAGGTTCACGAACAGGTTCGTATGCTACGATAGAACCAAAGGAGGGAAGCATCGTTCCGGTATTGGTTTGGGAAATCGGTCAAATGGATGAAAGAAGACTTGACTATTATGAAGGATATCCGAATTTTTACTATAAGAAGATGCTGGAGGTGCAAATCAAGGGGAAAATAAAAAGTGCGATGGTGTATATTATGGATGAGCAAAGGAAAATAGGAGTACCAAGTGCAGGATATTATCGGACTTTGGAACAGGCATATGAAAAGTTTGGGGTTGAGGAAGATGTTCTGAAGCAGGCTTTGAAAAATTCAATCGAGGAGGTGCAGCATGGTATTTCCGAATAGAAAAATTGTGGAGAATATTCGCAGAGAATATCCAGTCGGTACGAGAGTAGAACTTGTAAGAATGCATGATAAACAGGCACCGCCAGTTGGCATGACAGGCACCGTTCTCGGAGTGGATGACACGGCATCCCTTCTGATGCATTGGGATAATGGATCAGGGCTGAATGTGGTTTATGGAGAGGATTGTGTAAAAAAGATACCCCTAGTCAGAACCGTTTGCTTTGGAAAGACAGAGGAGTGGTATTCGAGGGAGAAAGCAGAAGAATTTTTCTTTCAGGCAATTTTGGGGAGCGAAGGGAGTGAACAGAGCCGATACATGAAGATATATAATGAGTTAAAAATGGGATTGGACTTTTGTACGGATGGAGAAGACGTCTAAAGAAAATTTGTGCAGATTGTGGTACGGATATTGCTGGATATAAACAAGAGTCAGAGGTAACATGTGTGTACAAAAAGAACAGGAGAATTATTATGGGAGAAACATACAGAGGGTATCAAATTACAATCGCTTGGAATAGTGAAACTACAGGATATGATTTTATTATTACCCCGCCGGACAATGGGAAAATAATTACAAGTGAAGATTCATATTTTTATGATTACAATGCTGTGAAAGCAGCAAAAGTAAAAATCGATGAACTTTTCAAGTAAAAACGAAAGGTGCTGAGATAAAAAAGACTTCTTCGGAGGTCTTTATTTAGTGATGTTTTGGAAGGAGGTGAGAGCAATGGCACAGAGAGGAAGAAAACCTAAGCCTACGGCAGTAAAAGTATTGGAAGGCAATCCGGGTAAAAGAAGTCTGAATACAAATGAGCCGAAGCCTGTGAAGAAAGCACCGAGATGTCCTGCGTGGCTAGAAGATGAGGCAAAGAAGGAATGGAAGCGGATGGCAAAACAGATGGAGCAGTTGGGTATTCTGACAGAAATTGATATGGCTGCTTTTGCAGGTTACTGTCAGGCGTATGCGCGATGGAAAGAAGCGGAGGAATTTATTACTCAGCATGGAACAATCGTAAAGACACCATCCGGTTATTGGCAGCAGGTTCCACAGGTGTCCATTGCTCAGACCTATCTGAAAATCATGAATAAATTCTGTGAGCAGTTTGGACTGACACCTTCTGCAAGAAGCAGGATTGTTACGGACAATGGTGATGATAAAGAAAGCGATGCAATGGAACTTCTGCTGATAAAGGGAGGTGGTGGATAGTGTATGATCAAACAAAAGCGGATCATGCCGTAAATTTTATTAATTGTTTGAAACACACGAAAGGGCAATGGAGAGGTGTCCCGTTTGAGCTGCTTCCGTGGCAGGATAAAATCATCCGTGATATTTTTGGAACGGTAAAAGAAAATGGCTATCGTCAATATAATACTGCATATGTAGAGATTCCAAAGAAGAATGGAAAATCAGAACTAGCTGCTGCGGTGGCTTTGCTGATGACCTGTGGTGACGGAGAATGGGGGGCTGAAGTATATGGATGTGCTTCTGACCGCCAGCAGGCTTCGATCGTATTTGACGTGGCAGTTGATATGGTGGATCAATGTCCAGCTCTGAAGAAAAGAATTAAGCCAATCATGTCTGTAAAGCGGTTAGTATATCAGCCGACAAACAGTTTCTATCAGGTACTTTCTGCTGAAGCATATACTAAGCACGGCTTGAATGTACACGCAGTAATTTTTGATGAACTTCATGCGCAGCCGAATCGAGAGTTATTTGATGTCATGACAAAAGGTTCGGGTGATGCAAGAACACAGCCATTGTATTTTTTGATTACGACTGCCGGAACGGATCGCAATTCCATTTGCTTTGAACAGCACCAAAAAGCAGAAGACATTCTTATGGGAAGAAAGATTGATCCGACTTTTTACCCCGTGATTTATGGTATTGCGGACGATGATGATTGGGGAAGCGAAGAAAGCTGGTATAAGGCAAATCCTTCTTTGGGGCATACGATTGCGTTGGAAAAGGTGCAGAATGCTTATCAGAGTGCAAAAGAAAATCCAGCAGAAGAAAATATTTTTCGGCAGCTCCGATTGAATCAATGGGTAAAACAGTCTACCAGATGGATGCCTATGGATCGGTGGGATGAATGTGACTTTGAAGTGGATCAAGATAGTCTGCTTGGAAGAGAATGTTACGCCGGACTCGACCTTTCCAGTACTTCGGACATTACAGCGTTTGTATTAGTGTTTCCGCCGAGAACGGAGGAAGAAAAATATAGCATATTGCCATTTTTTTGGATACCAGAAGAAAATTTACAACTTCGTGTGAGGAGAGATCATGTTCCTTATGACGTGTGGGAAAAGCAGGGGCAGCTTCAGATGACGGAAGGAAATGTGATTCATTATGGTTTCATTGAAAAATTCATCGAGGATTTGGGAATGAAATATCATATTTTGGAAATTGCATTTGACCGTTGGGGAGCAGTTCAGATGGTACAAAATCTTGAGGGTATGGGGTTTACTGTCGTACCTTTCGGGCAGGGATATAAAGATATGAGTCCGCCAACGAAAGAATTAATGAAGCTGACATTGGAGAAAAAACTGGCACATGGCGGTCATCCGGTTCTCAGATGGATGATGGATAATGTTTTTGTCCGTCAAGATCCGGCAGGAAATATTAAGATGGATAAGGAAAAATCTACAGAAAAAATAGATGGGGCAGTCGCAACCGTCATGGCACTTGACCGTGCGATTCGCAATGAAGGTACAACAGGAAGTGTTTATGACGAGCGCGGTATCATTTCATTTTGATAAAACAGGAGGCAGAGTATGGGATTACGGGAATTATTTGGTTTAAGGGGAGCAAGGGACAAACCGACAAATAGTTATAATTCAGGAGTATCTTTTTTATTTGGAAGAAGCACAAGCGGTATTTCCGTGAATGAAAGAACCGCCATGCAAACAACAGCGGTATATTCCTGTGTCAGAATTCTTGCAGAAGCAATAGCTTCTCTTCCCCTTCACTTATATCGTTATACGGATAAAGGGAAAGAAAGAGTATTTGACCATCCGCTTTATCATATTCTTCACGATGAACCAAATGAAGAAATGACATCTTTCGTATTCCGGGAAGTCTTGATGAGCCATTTACTGATATGGGGAAATGCCTATGCGCAGATCATACGTGATGGAAGAGGGCAGGTATTAGGATTGTATCCGCTTCTGCCAGATAAAATGGAAGTTGACCGTGCGGAAAATGGAGAACTTTATTATATTTACACACGGAACACAGAAGAGAATCCAAATTTTAATGACTATGGACGGATCTATCTTCGCAGGGAAGATGTGCTGCATATACCGGGATTAGGATTTGATGGTCTAGTGGGATATTCTCCGATTGCTATGGCTAAAAATGCAGTAGGGATGACACTTGCCTGTGAAGAATACGGTGCATCGTTTTTTGCAAATGGAGCAACACCGGGTGGTGTTTTGGAACATCCGGGCGTTCTGAAAGATCCCGCAAAGGTAAGGGATAGCTGGCATAAGGTGTATGGGGGTTCAAGAAATGCAGGAAAAGTGGCCGTTCTGGAAGAAGGAATGAAATATCAGCAGATAGGGATTCCGCCGGAAGAGGCACAATTTTTGGAGACAAGGAAATTTCAAATCAATGAGATTGCAAGGATGTATCGGATTCCTCCACATATGGTAGGGGACTTGGAGAAATCCAGTTTTTCTAACATAGAGCAGCAGTCTTTGGAGTTTGTGAAATACACATTAGACCCGTGGGTAGTCAGGTGGGAACAGGCTTTGCAGAAAGCATTGTTATTGCCACAGGAAAAGAATGAGTATTTTATAAAACTAAATGTGGATGGATTATTGCGAGGGGACTATGCCAGCCGAATGAATGGGTACGCCGTAGGCCGGCAGAATGGATGGCTGTCAGCAAATGATATCCGGGAAATGGAAGATCAGAATCCAATTCCAGAAGAAGACGGAGGAGATTTATATCTTGTGAACGGAAGCATGACAAAGCTGGCAGATGCAGGAGCCTTTGCAGGAAAGGCAGGAGGTAATATGCCACAGGTTTAAAAGATTTATGCTCAACTGGAGTTGAGCAACACTATGTTGCGTAGTGGAACAATATGCTACTGTTTGGTGACAAGAGTAAAAAGCAGAAGATCCCATGAAAGTGGAGAATTGAAGCAGAACAAGCGGAATATAACAAAAAATAGAAGGCTTTTTCTTTTGAAAGTGGAGGATAAATCCAAAATTAGATGAAAATATCAAAAATAATAAAGTGTGTTTTAAGGACGATAATCAGGAACAGAGTATCTGGTTGTGGTCCTTTTTGTGTGCTTAAAACACAGTCGTAAAAGGAGGGACAGGATGAAACGGAAGTTTTGGAACTGGGTAAGAAATGAAAATGATGAGAGCAGAACCCTGTTTCTAAACGGAGAGATTTCCGATGAAACATGGTACGGAGATGAAGTGACTCCCAAAATGTTCAAAGAAGAATTACAAGATGGAGAAGGAGATATCACGGTATGGATCAATAGTCCGGGAGGAGATGTATTCGCAGCAGCACAGATTTATAACATGTTGATGGACTACAAAGGGAATGTGACTGTGAAAATTGATGGGCTGGCTGCTTCAGCAGCATCCGTGATTGCAATGGCGGGAACGGAAGTACAGATGTCTCCTGTGGCGATGATGATGATTCATAATCCTGCGACCATTGCTATCGGTGATTCTTCAGAAATGAAAAAAGCAATCGACATGTTGGATGAAGTAAAGGAATCCATTATGAATGCTTATGAAATTAAAACAGGACTATCAAGATCGAGAATTTCACATTTGATGGATGCGGAAAGCTGGTTTAATGCAAAGAAAGCTGTAGAACTTGGCTTTGCAGATAAGCTCCTTTTTTCTAAAGAGGAAACCGAAGCGGAAGAAGAAAAAGAGTTGGAAATGGAAGCAGTAATGTTTTCACGAAAAGCGGTGACGAATTCGCTGATGTCAAAATTGATTTCCAAACCAGAAAAAAAGACACCCATTGAACAGTTAGAAAAGAGACTTAGTCTCTTGGCACATTAAAAGAGGAGGATTTTTAATATGAATCAGATTTTAGCATTAAGAGAGAAAAGAGCAAAAGCGTGGGAGGCAGCAAAGGCATTTTTAGAATCTAAACGAGGAACGGACGGGTTGCTTTCAGCAGAAGATACGGCCACTTATGACCGTATGGAAGCGGATGTGGTTAATCTTGGAAAAGAGATCGAGCGTTTAGAAAGACAGGCAGCTATTGATGCAGAACTGAATAAGCCTACTAGTCATCCGATTACAAATCAGCCGGGGAAAGGTAATGGTGGAGAAGAAAAAACAGGAAGAGCTTCAGCGGCTTATAAAACTGCATTTTGGAATGCGATGAGAAAGAAAAATTATCTTGATATTCAGAACGCTCTTCAGGTTGGAACAGATTCAGAAGGAGGTTATTTGGTTCCAGATGAATATGAAAGAACTCTGGTGGAAGCGTTGGAAGAAGAAAACTTTTTCCGCAGTCTGGCAACCGTGATTCAGACCTCTAGCGGAGATCGTAAAATTCCTATCGTGGCATCCAAAGGAGAAGCAAAGTGGATTGATGAAGAAGCGGCATATCCAGAATCTGATGACAGCTTTGGACAGATTTCCATTAGTGCATACAAGGTTGCGACCATGATTAAAGTTTCGGATGAGTTGTTAAATGATAACGTGTTTAATTTGGAAGCCTATATTTCTAAAGAATTCGGACGAAGAATCGGAACGAAGGAAGAAGAAGCATTTTTTACCGGAGATGGCAAGGGAAAACCGACAGGAATCTTTAATGCTACAGGCGGAGCTTCTGATGGAGTCACGACCGCAGGCGCAAGCATTACGTTTGACGATGTTATGGATTTATTTTATTCTCTGCGATCCCCATATCGTAAAAAAGCGGTATGGATGCTCAATGACAGCACCGTAAAAGCGTTACGTAAATTAAAAGATGGGAACGGGAATTATATTTGGCAACCGTCCGTGCAGGCGGGAGTGCCGGACATGATTTTGAACCGCCCATATTTTACGTCTTCATTTGTACCGGAAATTGCAGCCGGACAGAAGATCATGGCATTTGGAGATTTTTCCTATTACTGGATTGCGGACAGGCAGGGACGTTCCTTTAAACGCCTGAATGAGTTATTTGCGGCAACCGGGCAGGTTGGTTTTCTTGCAAGCCAGAGGGTAGATGGAAAATTAATTCTTCCTGAAGCAGTAAAAACGATGAAGCTGAAAGAAACGAGATAAGAAGGAGGGGTGTCTGCATGCTGATTACACTAGAAGAAGCGAAAGAATATTTGAAGGTGGAATATGAGGATGAAGACACCCTGATTCAAACGCTGATCGATTCTTCCGAAATACTGTGTAGAGATATTATACGGCGTGATATTCTGCCGGAGGATGCTGCCGTAAAAACTGCTGTATTATATGCGGTGGGTGTGATGTTTGAAAACCGTGGCACGAATGAAGAAACGGAAAAAATGATTCCTACATTGAAAAATATTCTTTCTTCCAATCGTGAGGAGGTGTTCTGATGGATATTGGTTCAATGCGACAACGGATTATTCTTCAAAAGCATATATTACACACAGACGAAATCGGAAACCATCAGTCCAGGTGGGAGAAATTTTATTCATGTTTTGCTTATGTAAATCTTGCGTCTGGAAAAGAAAATGTTACGGATATAGAAACGCTATCGGAAGATACATTGGTGTTTATATTACGCTGGTGTGAAAAATTGAGAGAAATCAATAAAAAACAATATCGGATTTTGTTTGAAAATGGGGTTTATAACATCATTTGTGTGGATGATGTGCAGTTTACGCATAAAAAATTAAAACTGACAGCAGTTCGGGAGATACGAGGTGGAAAGAATGAGCAGACGGGTGACATCTAATCAATTGGCATCAGAGATCATGAATGCTTTGAAAGAGTACAAAGAAGTGACAGATGATGTTGTAAAGCAGGCGGTCAATACAGTTTCTGAAGAAACAAAGAAAATGGTACAATCTGCTTCCCCCACAGATAGTGGTGGGTACAAGAAAGGGTGGACTGCGAAAAAGATGAAAGATTCTGCAAGTAAAACAGAGGTTGTCGTTTATAATCGCAGCAAACCCGGACTAACTCATTTATTGGAGAAAGGCCATGCAAAGCGAGGAGGGGGAAGGGTAGAAGCAAAAGTGCATATTGCACCAGCGGAATCCTATGCCATATCACAGCTTGAGGATAAGATTGTGAAAGGATTGAAATGATGGAATTAAAAAATATTATGAAGTTATTAGGTGGTCTTGGAATTCCTATCGCATATCATCACTTTGCAGAAGGAGAATCTCCAGAACCACCATTTTTAATTTATTTGACTCCGGGTAGTCATAATTTCTCCGCAGATGGAATGGTGTATTTTAAAGTAAAGCAATTAGATGTGGAACTATACACAGATAAAAAAGATCTTGCACTTGAAGAAGAATTGGAGAAGATTTTGGATGCACAGGGGATTTTCTATAACAAAACAGAAACATATATCAAATCAGAAAAATTGTATGAAGTGTTGTACGAATTGGAGGTATAGCAATGGGAAATAAAGTAAAGTTTAATTTGAAAAATGTTCATGCGGCAAAGCTGACAGAAAAGGAAGAAGGGGGAAGTACAAAATTTGAATATGGTGTACCAAAGGCTATTCCGGGAGCTGTCAGTATCAGTCTGGACGCAGAAGGAGAATCCAGTCCGTTTTATGCAGATGGAATCGTATATTTCCGTTCTGTGACAAACAATGGTTATAGCGGAGATTTAGAAATGGCGCTGATTCCAGAATGGTTTAGAACAGAAATTTTACAAGAAAAGCTGGATGCAAAGGGAGTGTTGGTAGAGAATAGTTCCGTTGCAGAAAGTGTAAAATTTGCCCTGTTATTTGAATTTGATGGGGATATTAATGCAATCAGGCATGTCCTTTATAATTGCAGTGCTTCACGGCCGTCTATTGAATCTGAAACAAAAGAAGATACAATTGAACCGGGAACGGAAACCTTGTCTATTACGGCAGATCCACGGTCTGACGGTTTGGTGAAAGCACGAACAGGCGATACTACGGATGAGACAACCTATAAAGAATGGTATAAAACGGTGTACACACCAACGGAAGAAGGAGGCGGAATGGCATGATTAAAAGAGAAATAGAAATCTGTGGGAAAAAGATTCCTTTTCGTTCTTCTGCGACGATTCCACGATTATACAGGGCAAAATTCAAAAGAGATATTTTTAAAGATTTGAGCAAACTGGAAAAATCGTATGTTGGAACACAGAAAGATGGCGCAGAATTTCAGATTGATGATCTGGAAATTTTTGAAAATGTGGCGTATATCATGGCATACCATGCGGATAACAGTATACCTTCTACGATAGAAGAATGGCTCGACCAGTTTGATATGTTTTCTATTTATGAGGTGTTGCCACAAATTTTGGAATTATGGGGAGACAATGTGGCTACGGATATCAAAGCAAAAAAAGGCTTGGCAGAAGTGAGCGGGAGATGACAACGCCCCTGTTCCTTCTGCGATGTACGGAAATCGGAATTTCAATTGTAGATTTGGATTTTCTGACGATTGGTTTGGTGATCGATATGTGGACGGAAAGAGCTAATGATAGCGTGAAATATAAGCGCCTAGCCAGTCAGGAAGACTTTGATAAATTTTAG